TATTCCATATAATGCACAAATGGTAATGTCATTTCGCCCTTAGTATTAAATTGTGGGTATAACATAATATTTGGTCTTTGCAGCAATTGACTTCTAATTGACTCGATCTGTCCAGCATTCTGATGATTCTTATATAGTACTGGATTAAGTCGTCCGCCTGAATAGTCTCTTGTTTCATCCCCTTCCACCCAGATAGGCGTGCCCGTAGAAGTGACATAAGGAGTATCGCTTAAATGCTGAGGGGCATATACTAACGGTTTATAGCATAAGGCCAGACTACCATAGCGAAAAGGACTTGCATTAAGAATGACAGTTAATTTAAGTTTCCCTCTCATCTTGCTAAATCCACTCAGTTTTTCCTGAATTATCGGTGTTTTAACATACTCTAACCATGGATATAAGACAGCACTAAAATTGGTATTTTCTGATATCGAATAACTAGCTATTTTGACGTCTCTTTCAAAAATGCTCCCAATGGAGCCGATTAAATCATCATTATTTCTAAACGTGGCATCATTTTCTCCAAATACTAACCTTTGGATGGTATTATTATCTTCGTATTGTAAAAAATTCGCTGACGGTTGAGACTGGGAGCTCGCCAAGGCATTCCCAGAATTTTCGTCCCCATTTTGATAACTCACTCCTATCAGCTCTTGTTGGACATCAGAGCTTAAGTAACTAGTGGGAAATCCGAATTGCTGTAAGGTAGGCACAGAATTCGAAAATAAACCTTTCTTTTTAAAATAACGTGCAATTCCTTGTTCCCAAGTTAAATTCACGTATGGTAAATCATGCTCCGCGGAGCAACGATCGATCAGAATCTTGAACTGTGAATAAAATTCACGCCCGTGAAGGATCAATTCATCGCATGCACTGCGCAAAGAAGCAGAAGCTGCCGCCTCAGCAGACATACTCTTACTTTTGAGACCAACACAAAGCATCTTATGAATAGACGTAATTTCAAGTGGCGCCAACACAATTAGCTCGCCAGCTAAATTCGACAATTCGGCATTAGGCACGAATTTCCTTTTAAGAAATTCGACTTCATCCATATTAAGATAGGGTCGACTAACCGAGGTCTTATCTGGCATAGTGTATAAAACACCCATCTCACCCAATGCATCTTGAATATGAGTATGATTAAAATCACAATCTCGTATAGTCATCAAATTATCGTCACCATACGTTACTAAAGTAACTTTGCGGGCAAAATCAGTGAGATTGCCATATCTTTTTAGGAATGAGAAACGTATATACAGACTATTCACAATGCAATTAATAACAACAGTAAGAGGATGACCAGATGGATTCGAAATCAACAGATTCATTAAGTCCCCATTAAAATCCACAACAGGATTTACAATGTCCTCGGCTATACTTCGCATTATCACAATATCAATCTCTGAAAACCGTTTTGAATAAACACAGATTTGAATAACAATCCAAAAAGCTAAACGAGTTAAAAATTGATGCATTGCTTTATCGTAAAATTTGTAATCTCCTCCCACTACACCCAAATATGGTTGATCAAACAAATACTTATACAACTCAGTCCAATCTGGACCTTGTGTGACAATGGCTGGTGCTGCTTCAAACAAAAGGCGAAAAGTATGCATCAATCGTACAAAAGATAAAAGATACATTCTCGTTAAAATGGTAAAATCCATAGGAGAACCAACGAAGACTCTGACTTTATTGGCATCTTTTTTAGCCTGTGTTATAGCCATATCCTTAAGATGGGCAGTAAATACAGGATAGTTTCTTTGGTTCATACTAGCTTGTTTTTCCATCTTCCGAATCTTTTCATATAACCATTCTGGAGCGCTTCTCTGATTATCAAATAATGGTATAAATTTGTCCTTCTTCTGATACCAAGGAAAACCAGCACTAGTTGTAAAGTTCAAATGATCTACATATTTCATATCATCTATGCCGTGTACAACTTCGCTAGCATCCAACACCCCCAAATAATTTTGCCATTGCGGAACTTTCTCGTCCAACTTCCTTAACGTGGTCTCAAGATAATCTTGGGCACAAATCAAAAAGGCTTGACAATCGATTTTAGGCATCTTGGAAAACTCTTCCAAAGCCAGCTTCCAAGGCTTTCTATTAAAAGTCGGCGCAACCGCATCCACCACAATACCTTGTCTTGCCCAAAAAGGTCTTGTTATATGGTCAAAAACATGACTATGTAGCGCTGGAGACTTAAAATCTAAAGTGCCTAAAGGCTCTATAACTGCAACATCAGTACCCCGCAATATAGAATGTTTATGTAAAGGTCGAAGAGAATGCTGATTTAATTTGGAACCATAAACTTCTACATCTAATCGCATTTCCCCCGCTTGAACCGAAAACAAAGGTGGGAAACGGGCTTTAAAAATAGCCTTAGCTGCAGTCACATCTCTTTTAAAGATTGGACAAATAAGACAAGTAGAGCGCCACGTGCCACCTGCCATATGAAGGCCTACAATATAACTACCTATGCTAGAGCTACATACATAAGGTGAACCGCAATCTCCAGATTGACTCCGATATCCTGGACGCTCACAAGAATACAACTCACCTTTATGTTGTAAATCAGAACCATTGCCTTCAAATACAAATTCCCTATAATCCCTTCTAAAATGATTATTAAACGTAATATCGTCAAGACCCACTCCTTTATTCATCTGTGCAATAGAATCAACAGCCGTTGGAAAACCCTTATGTTCAATACCAACACTATATTGTGCTTGGACATCTTGATCATCTAACAATGGATATTTAAATTTGGTGACAGGCCCACTCATGTATGCATCAATGAAGTACTCTGATAGATCGGCTGCATTCAAACTATCTGCACAAAACAAAAAGGCTAAATCATTATCGTCTCTTTCGTATATCACCTCACGATTTAAAACATTAATCGAAAAAGGCGTGAAACGCGGCTGAGCACCTTCCACCCATTTAAAAATTTGAAATGTGGAGGCTAAAGCACCATCTTTATATAACGTATGCCTATTAATAGCGATTAAATTACTGCCAAGTATAACACAATGTGTTCTTCTATTTCTTTCTCCAAAAGTCAAAACGACTTTGGCCACATTACGCTTAATCTTCTTTTTAAGAATGTCAGCATTAGCAGTATCAGATGGTGCAGTAGACACTTGTTGTGATAAAGGAATAGAGGGGCCTATAAAACTCGTCCACCAGGTTTCCTTTTTCTCTTCATCTCTCGGCATCTCAGTAGACTGAGTTAACCCCTGACCGTGGACTAAAGTTTTAGTTTCAAACTTATTACAAATCATAGTGATAAAAGCTGTGACCAAAGTGGCAATTGCCAATACTGTTAAAACTTGTTTCAAAAAATTCAATTCTATTACACCATTTAATCTTTTAATATAAGGCGCAAGCCAATGATTACTTAAATTATTACGACACCTAAAAATAAAAAATTTAATAAATTCAGGCTTTATTTTATGATTATAAGTTCGATATAAAGGCCATGCGCAGACGGCCATAATAGGGAAAACTATCTTAATCGGAAAATAATTTATTAAGCAAAGAAAGAACAGTAAGTAAGATATTTCAAAGAACCATTCATAGACAAATGTAATAGAATCTAGCGTCGAATCTACCCAAAATTGTTTATCTTGCATTTTTTCTTTCAAACGTTGATAAAAGGTAGTTTCAACTTCCTTTTCCTCATTTGACTCTTTTTTATCTTCTTCCGATTCAGTTAAAATTTTAGAAGGCATCGAAATCTTGGCACAAGCACTATTAATAATTTTACCGCCATTTTTATAGTATTCTTTATATTCTTCAGCAGAGAGTACTATTTTAGCCCTATAATATTTACAAAAATCTATTATATAATTGAAGACCTCGTTATCATTATTATTATTTAGGCTAGGTAGAATCTCTCTAGTATCTAATTTAAGTAACTGTGCTGCAACAAATCTTCGATTTTGCAAAATATCTATATTCGCGGCTCGAACCTCTTCTCCAGCTTGCGCTTGAACGCATCGACAAATAAAATTACGACATGTTGAACATAATTTTGTGGTCTTACCTAAATCATCATTAGCTTTCCGTACTTTAGCTTCTTTTGCTATAAATGCATCAACATAACTCACGTAAAAAGATTGAAACACCGAAAATTCGACCTTATCTAGTAATTTCTCAAAATGAAATTTAGTTTGAGGACGTCCGTGTCCAGGTTCATCGATAACAGCTCGTTCAACAGTCCACAACCATTGGTCTCCTTGAACTGGCATCCTTCGGCAATCGGGATGAGGAAAATCAAATTCTTGAGTCATCCAATCTAAAGTTTTGTTTGCGTCCATCTTATTGTTTGTACAACATTCAGGCCGTGGTACTGGACCCACAAATATCTCAAATCGACGCAACAATGCGACAGGACATGCATGTGTCACTGTTGCGTTCAATTCTTTATTATTGGTGGTACCTATAACAAGTTTAGCTTTCACAGCAGTAACTGCTTTATCTTCGACATTAGACATAGATGGATGCAAAGGCGTGGGATTCACTAAACCAAGAAAACAATTAGTGGAATTGTGAGTTCCATCTATCATCTTAGGTGTCTCTCGTGCTATATCATCCACTACCACACACCACTGATAATTGCGAAATTGATCCCAATGCTTACAATCCGGATTCAATAAATACTTATACCGGGCTTCGGTTGGTGCATTAATTATAGCACCATGCATAGTAAAAATGAGATTAACAGCCGAAGACTTACCTATGGAACTATCTCCCCATATAAGGCAGCTAAAAGGAGTGGAACGAGGTTTATTGAGGCGTTCGGTAGTTATCATTTCTCTTCGATAATGACGAATAACATTTAACATTTTCTCAAATTCAGCTTTTGGAGCACCAGTCGACATCCTAACTTCTGTCATTAATTCTGTCTCCAAGTCACCAACCTCCGCTTCAAAAGCTTCGATAGTGGGGATTGGTAAATCCGGATTAGATTCGGTATCATACAGATATAAATTGACACCACATTGATGCACTTTTGCATACCGCTCTCGAAGACCTATACGACTAACAAACAGTCGAGACCAACTACCAGAACGATACACTTCCATTAATTCAGTGCAAATGTATGTTATGGATTTAATAACCAAAAGTGCAATCTCCCCAGCTTGAGTGATAGGATTAATACAAAAACGCTCATAAATATTATTATAAACAGTGGGAAAATCTAAGCATGAAGTCATACTAGGTAAAGTAATAGTAGCCCACATAAAAGCGCCAATAACAGCTATATCAGCAAAGAAATTTCTTCCGCCATTAGAGCCACTAATCCCATCAAACAGTGCTTCGTAACGCACGCTAATGGGGGCATCTGGATACGCTGGTCGCACCCTTTCACGAGGAATATTGGCGAGAGGATCGTCAACCGGACGGAAAATGAGATCTAAAGATTCTTGTTTCCTTTGCCTAAGTGTTGAACCACTATTTTCTACTAAACGTTGGATCTCTGAAACTAACTGCGCCCTTTTCTCATTAGAGGCAGGATTCGATGAAGTCAAGTTCTGTTGCGAGCCCTCGGACTTTCCAGTCGAACTAAAACCACTTTCACTGTCGCTATCAGTAAAGGGAGAGCAATATCCCAAAAGAGGTTCAACTCCTGTTTCTTGACATAAAGTCACATATCGTTGATGTTGTTTGATAGCGTTGGTGCTCACATTTTGTCTGTCGCCTCCTTCCTGTTTTTGTTCTTGGGCATAAGTGCCGCTACTATATAGTGTCGCCTTACTAACTCCAAAAATCTCGCTAACACGGGTAATGTAATCTTTATCTTTTCCTTTATTAACTTTCTTACATCCAAGCCAACCTTCAATATCACGATCCGTCCAGCCATCAGGAGTCATAGTTTTAATCAATTCAAAGTCCCCAGATTCCAATTTGACATGTTGAGCTAAAACCCTCAAAACTAAACGCCAGGCACCTCCAGTCAAAGAAAACCACTTTTCAAAATCTTTGATGATCAATAATAAATACGTAGAAAAAGGAGCTTTCAATTTATAAAAGTTATGAAAAAGAAGAACAACACAGATTATCTCTTTAATAAACTGCAACACAAACCAGGGATTGGCATCATTAGAGATTGTATCTAAAAAGACAGAGATACTATCAGTTAAACCACCAGTTTGAGCTTGATACAATCTTGTGCGTGCTTCAACCCCATTAATTATAGCTTGTCTACGATGACATGATGGTTCGGCTTTCACTAATTGCCCATTACTACTGTTTAAATGAACTATATAATACCGTGTCCCATTAGAACAATAAGTGTGAAGTGTGTTATACCAATATACATAATCTTCGTCAAACCAATCATTACCATTCTCTTTCTTTTTTCGGTCTTTACCACCTTGCCATCGTACAGGCACTAATCCAGAGGTTATCCATTTCAAAGCGAAGTTCCTAAAGAAAGGATAAATACCGGATATAGTCTTGAGAACAGAGTGGATTAAACAATAGTTCAACTCGTTAACGTAATGTAGAACTCGAACCTTTTTACAGAACTCAATCGGTAATGATGCAATAGAGGTCAGAATAAGCAAGCTATGCATGAGTGTCGTAAAACAACCAAGCAACACAATTGAAATAGCTACCACTGCAAAATTACACAAAACAAAAACGCCGATAGAAAAAAGCATATAAGCTGTCAAAACAATCACAGCTGTAAGACGGCGATAAACAATTAAACGTCTCTCTCTAGTGTTTTTAAAACGAGTACACAAAAGAAAGCACAAGCATACGAAACTAATAATAAAGCCTATAGAATCGTAAATTAAAGAGAAAAACAATCCACAACCTCGAAGAATACGACAAAGGAAGAACAAATTAATATCTCCCGGTGTAAGTGGAGGTTGGATGAGAAACAGTGGACGTTCTCTAAACGACGGAAAAGTATAAGAAGAGTTAAAATTAACCTCATTCTCACACAAAATAGTCTGACTCGGACTATCACGGCCAAAAGGCCTCAGTTGCGACTGGGAGCTCTCGCTGATGTTAACCCGGCTCCATAATTGCTTCTGCTCGTTTACTAGCGCTGAGTCGCTAGCTGTTGTGTCGCATATACACAACATTAGGTAAGATATCAGCACAGCCCCCTTAAATAGTGGAAGCTGCATCTTTTGGTTTTCCGATTTGTAGGCTACGCCTATTCTCTCGTTGTGCTTTGGAAGAATCTGTAAATCTGGCGACAGCGCCAAAATAACTCCCAAAGTACCCGCCTTTAAATTTCAAAGGGTCCTGCCAAAAGTTTTAAATTTAGGTTATATTTTATCTAAGTTTTCAAAACCGTTTTTAAAAGTCAATCCCTTTAGCGCATATCATAGGTGCGATATCCATCAAGCACCCTGGATCCTACGTCATGACAACGCGGGCGTTCATAGCAAATCCAGCGCAAAGAAAAAGGAAATTCGTTATACGGCGAATATACAAAATACTCTTTTATTAATAACCAAATTTTAAACTAGTTGTCCCCAAGCGACAACCAAGCTTTAAAGGAAGCTTTTAGTACGCGCAATTTATTAAAATGCGATACTATGTTCGTCATCTGCACATAACCTGCAGGTGGTATGAGAATTTGCAATTAAAATTTAAAACAAATTCATTTGAAGTTTCATACATTATATCTAATCAATCTCAGCTTAGCTTCAACGATATTATAGATACAGATTCAATTATATTGTGATGTATAGGGTGTTCATACAGACACACTATCATGAGCTACTAACACATGATTCCTTTCTCAAAAAGAGACACAAATATAATCTACAGTAATAAACGACCACAAAAAGTCACTTAACTCAAAATAGAATGTTCAAGAAAAAGTTGATCAATACTCGATGTTCACATTATTCCAAATGTGATGCATAATATAAATCAACAATGTTCTAACATCTATATTAAATCTTGCAACGTAGTTGTA